CGACATAGGCGGTGTTGTTGGTGATGAAGCTCGAGAGCGCCGCGCCTGCGTCCATGTACTGGTTGACGCCATCGAAGTCGGCCGCGGTGCGATTGAGTGCGCCGGCTGCCGTCACCGTCGGCCGCGTGCTCGCGCCGGCGTCGACGAAGTCATGGTTGCCGCCGCTTTGATCGAGGATCCGCGTGACGTCTACCATAATGTATCTATCCCTTAAGCGCCGACCCATGTCTTAAAGTTTGCAGCCAAAGCGTCACGCTCGCTGAGAGATGGGACGCTGTTGAATGTCGCAACCTCGAATATTTTTCCAACAAATGGGGCGCTGGTGCCAGTGCCCCCTCCACCAAGAGCGAACAGTCCTGTCAGCGTCGCTGTATTGCCGGAAGCGACTGTGACTTCAGTGCCACCATTTATGCGCAATCCCAATGTCCCGCCTTCATGTCGCCATTCAAAGACATATGCCGTGCCAGCACTGATTGGCGATGCCGATACAGACTCTGCGGCGCCATCCCAATTGTAGCCGAGCGCTAAACCGCCGGTCTTGCCCAAAATTCCGATGAATGATCCATTATCGCCGATGACCGGATGATTCAGCCAAGGGTTCGCCTGATTTGCAGTCAACGTGTCGAAGATTGCAGAAACAATGATGTAACCTGCACTATTGGCAATGAAGTCTGAAAGCGGATCGCCTACCCCAGATTTCATTGCGTCAGTGCCAGCAAAATCGCCGCATAGTCGGCTATTTGGCCCGGCTGTCGTAACTGTCTGCATGCCAAGCAATGGCGTCGTAACATCGCGGTTATTCCCGCTTTGATCTTCATAGGTGGATAGATCGCTGCCGGATGCAGTGTAGCGCGTGCCGCCAATGTATGATGTTAGAAGATCGCGCGACATCGAAAATGCGGCCGTCAAATTCGACAAGCCATCGAGCGGATAAGTCGGTGACGTGGTAGAGGCCGTTTCGTAAAACTCCCCGGTGTAGCTCGAGAGCAGAGGCCGCGACATCGACCACGCGCCGGTCAAGCCGGCTATGCCATCGAGCGGGCCAGCAGAGGTGACCGGGAAGGCGCAGCGCAGCACCGGCTCGCCTTTGATCTGGGCCGACCAGTTCGCGCCGCGGAGCACCTCGAGCACGCGAATGATGTACGTCTTGAACCCGGCGTTGACAGACACCACGTCGCCCGGCTCGAGCGCATAGCCTTCGGCGTTGGTGGTGAACGAGAGCGTCTCCCGCGCCAGCTCGTCCTTGAACTTGCGCAGCGTCGCCCAGGCGGTGGCCTCCTGCACGGTGTGTACGCTCGGCAGGCTGATGGTGTCCTTGCCATCGCTGGCCGTGACCGGCACTGGCGCGCGCGGGCGCTTGATGGTGACGGTGTTGATCTCGTAGTCGCGATCGGGGTCGATCCACGAGTAGTCCAGCTCCTTGGCGATGTCGGGCTGCTGCTGGCGCTGCACTTGGATCGGCGGCGCATTGTCCCCGGTCAGAATGTTGGTGAGATCGAGCGACATGTCTGGTGCGACGGAGCCGCGCTCGAGCACCTTGAGCTTGTCTGTTTGCACGATGTCCCAGAGATACAATCGCGCATAGCGATTGAGCATCTCCATGAAGCTCATTTTCTCGGCGACGATGACGGCGTCGACCCGCTCCGAAATGCCTTCGGTGGCGAACTCTGCCGCCGATAGGTTCACGTAGGGCGAGGCCGCGATCTGCTGCAGCGCGTCGCCCAGGTTGACGCCATCATCCGGATTGACGAGCCCGGTGACGTCGGCGATCAGCGCGCTGACGAACGGCACTTTGAAATTGAAGTCGGCGATCCGGAGGCCTTCGATGAACACGCAGCACTGGCCGCGATGGGCGACGGGCGCGGTCGGATAGGCGGCGATCACCAGCGGGTCGGCCGCCTGTGTTTCGGTGCCGCCATAGAAGCGGAACACCAGCGGCGAGGTGTAGCTGAAGCCGGCTTGGTAATGCCAGACCCTGACGCCATCGAGGCGCAGCTCGAACAAATTGCGCGTGCCGATGTTGTTCGCCGGCATGCCGAAGCTGACGCCGAAGTCGCAAACGCGGAAGCCGTCCTGATCGCGGAAGGTGGGGCCAAAGATGATGTGACAGCCGAGCCGCAGCGTCCCACCGACCCAGATTGGAATTGTCTTGCCGTAGGTTGCATTCGCGACCTCGGCGGGATCGATGCCGGTGACGGTGGAGATCTGATCGGCCGGGACCGGATTTATCGGCGTCGTCGTCGAACCAGTGGGCGCTGGCGCTGTCGTTCCCGTCGTCGTCGTCGACGTCGTGCCCCCATACTTCGCGTATTGGAGGGCCATGTAGGTGTTGTAATCGATGGGCTGGCCATCGGGCCCGTACAACATCATTCCAGCCATAGTCAGCCTCCTTCTGCGCTATGGCTTCAGCGGTCGCAGCACCAAGAGCAATCGGCACGCCGCCACAACCGACACCGCGGCAGCGCGCTGCGCTTTTCCTCGATCATGATGTCGGGGACCGGCGGAATCGTGCCGCCGATCGGCAGTTTCTCAGGAGCGAAAGATATGGATCGACGACATCCCGAAGATCAGATTTGCTGCAGCGACTATCAGGGCAATCAGCACGATGGCTCCGAGCACGTATTTGACAGGCCCAACCCAAGCAGCGGGCCTGTTGGGTTCGCTCATCTGCCTTCCAATCCAATCGATTACGAAGTTGATGATATACAGCACGACCACGGCGACGATCACCGCCACAGCAAACCAAACGACTCCGAGCGGCGAGACTGTAAGACCACCGGCCATACCGAAGACGGCGGCAAGGGTGACGACCAGGGCGATCAGCAGTAGCGCGCCGATTGCAATCTTGGCAATCTTGGCGAAGAACGCATCAGGTGAAACCTTGTCGATTGAGACAAAGAAGATTCCGCATGCTGCTAAGATCGCGATCACGTTTATGACGAATTGCACCAAGCTGGAGCCGGACATATCCATCTCCTGTCATTTGTCGAGGTAGTAGAACGCGAAGCCGATGGCAACGAGAGCGACAAGCAACGCGAGGAGAAACGGCCACATCGCGAGAAGGCCATCCCAGAGATGCGTTTCCATCCGCTATTGCTGCTGGGTCGCTGCAGCCGCCGCTCCAGCAAAATATGGTTCGCCGCGGAAGTTCAATGAATTGCCGAACACGTTGGCGCAGGTGGCGATCGTGAAATCGCAGCCGCGCCAAAGCTCCAGCCAGTCTCCGGCATGGATCAATGTGTCATTGTTGGCCGCACCGAGCGGCAGGTAGAGCGTGATCGTGCGGCTCGAGGAGGTCCAGGCGCCGATTTCGAATGCGCGGGCCGCTGAATATCCATCGAACATGCGCATGCCACCTTGATTAAACCAACCGGTGACCGCGCGCGGATCCGGATCTCGATCGAGAACGACGTTGAATTGGTTCAGGACAGTCAGAACTTTCGCATGCCGCGTCCAAGCATTGCGAGCCGTGAACACCGCGCTGCCATCGGTGGTCGTTGCACCGACGGTGAAATTGTAGCTCGGCGCACTGTTTGCCGTAGTGCCCGCGGTGGTGCATTCGAAATAGACATTCTGATAACCGTCCGGCGTCGAGGTGCCGGTCAGCATGCGGCCATAGACGTTGTTGTAGCCGTTCTCGCTCGCCTTGGTGACGTACGCAGTATTGCGGGCGACTATGGGTGGCAGCAGTGGCACACGACAGAGGATCGAGGCCAGATCGGTGCGGCACATCGGCCCGAAGGTGCCGACGAACGGCCACAACGCTTTGGTGGCGTGGCCGCGCACCTCGAATGTCACCGTATTATGCAGTGCACCGAACACGGTGGGGCCGATACGCCCGGAGAACAGAAAGCCTCGCGTCGTTGGATTCGCGCGATCGATGACATCGACCTGAACACTGGCGTTGTCGAACTTCTGGTCAACCACGTGGTAGGTGTTGATCGTGCCCCCGACCGTCATCACCAGGTCCAGCTGGACCGATGCCGCTTCACCGCCGACCGCATTCTTCACCGCCGACAAATTGAACCCTGGCAGTGGCGACCACGTGTTGCCGGCGATGATGACCGGCGTTCTCGCCTCGGCAATGCGGATGACTGTCCCGTCCTCACGCGTGATCGTGACCAACCGCGCCGGCCTCGGCGTCACGTCGGTCATGTTCAGCGGAAGCGAAAGCATATTCAGGTCACCGGATCGAGCACTTCGACGATGCGGATGCCGCGCACGCTGCCGAAGTCGACCATGGCCATGCTGACGTTGATCTTGTCCAGATCGAAGCGAGCTACGGCGTCGAATTCGCCGAGCCACTTCAGCGACGCGCCGTTGGCTGGTGCTGAGGAGAATTGGATGCGTCCGCCCACGACCAGCGTGTAGGCGCCGGTCGCGACATTGTTGACAAAGATCGTCAGTGTGCCGGCAACCGGGAGCTTGATGGTGCGAACGTACGAGGCCACCAGCGCGTTGCTGGCGTCGAAAATGCTATAGGTCTTCGTCAGTTGGAATGTCGTCGAGGTGCCGTTACCAGTGCCGAACTGGTGCGGTGTGGCTGAGCGCGAAGCGAGATAGTCGCTCCAGTCCTTGAACCGGAACGAATCCAGTTTCCCCATGCACGCACGATGGTGAGCGATGACGGCATCGAGCAATGGCGTGCTGTTGATGCCGTAGCCGATATCCCATTCGCATCGGCACTCGTCCCAGCCCGGGATCCGCTGCTCGTCGCCACTGGATGCCACGAGGATCGTGGTGCTGTACACGGGCCCGCCTTGCGCGCCCTGCTCGACCTCGACCGGCAGCCGCGAGTTCCGGAAGGTCATTAACGACTCCTCTATCCAGAGCCCGCCGCCATCAGGCGACGCAGCATCTGCCCAGCCTGGAATGCGGTTTCGCGCACTTCGTCTTTGGTCGGCTGCGCCAGGAAGTTGACCAACGGCGCGGTGATGTTGATCACCATCCGCTCGGCGGCATTGGAACCAGCCGCGGCTTTTGCGGCGCCGGGCGGCAACCGGAGCTGCACGGGGACCGAGCCGCCGCGCAGCGGAATGAACGCCTCGGGTCCGGCCTCGCCAGCGAGTGTAAATTGCGGCCCGTACGCCACGCCGCCTTCCGCCCGTTGCGTCAGGTAGCCGCCGGTGCCGTATGGCGACGTGTAGGTCTGCTGCGTCGGCGTGCCGCCTGTCGTCGTGCCACCGACCTGTTGCCCCGTGAACGCATTGTACGTCGTGTAGGTGATTTGCCCCGTCTTTGGATCGTAGGTGGCGTAGCCCGTTTGCCCGGCGCCCGTGCCGTACTGGCCCGTGTTCACCACGCCGCCATAAGGATCGCCCCCTGTCGGCGTCGTCGTCGGCGTTCCCTGCTGCGTGGTCGTGCCGCTGCCGGCGAACGGGTTGGTGTTCACCCGATAGCCGCGATAGCCGAGCAGCCGATCGCCCTGCTGAGTGTAGAAATCGGACAGGCCGATCTGCGCGTCGGTGTTGGACGTCACGGCATCGGTCAGACCATCGAGTGCTGCCAGCAGTTCGGTCGGCGCCACACCCTCGCCGATGATGCCGCCGAGAATATCCTGGCGCGTCCGTGCGCTGGAAACACCAGCCCGCTTGTACAGGTCGAGCTGGGTCTGGAACGTCGAGCTCGCGTCGTAACGCTGGATCTGCCCCGACTCGATCATGGCGTTGATCGCCAGCGGGTTCATGCCCTGGATGAGATACTGCGCGGCGATGTTCTTGAATCGCTCGTTGCCTGCCTGCCTCGCCGCTTCGGCTGCGGCTGCGGCGGCCTCCTGTTGATCCTTGGCCGCCTGCTGCAATGCCTCTGCAGCCTGCTTCTGCTCCTCGGCAGCGCGCTTTAATCCCTCTGGGCTGAATCTCTCGAACAAGGCTGCTTCCGCATCTGCTCGGCGCTTTTCCTCATCCGCTATGCCTTTGAAAAAGACTGAGCCTAGGTATTGCCCCATCGCACCAATAGTCCTGGCCGACAAGCCAATACCACCAGGAAGGATGACGCCAGCACCAATGCCCTTTCCCATTGTGGATCCGCCGCCACCACCGCCTCCGCCTCCACCACCTGTCACATCGATTGACTGGTGCGTCTGGGCAAACTTCTCGGCCGCGATCTGCGCCTTCTCTTCCTCTGCGGCCAGCGTCGCAGCCGCGAGCGCGGCAGCCTTGGTCGCATCAGCTCCGGCGCGCATGGCGTTTTCGAACGCTTGTGCCGCCGCGGTCGCCGCCTCGGTTCCCTCCAGGCGCGCGCGTTCCATCTCCACGCCCTGGCGCAGCGAGACAATCTGATCATCGACAGCCTTATTGGCCTGCGCAACGGCGAGCGCTCGCTCTTTCGAGGCAACGAGACTTGCCTCCTCAATGGTCTTGCCTTCCAGCAGCAGGCGGTTGTAGGTCGCTCGTTCCTGCGCAGCCAATGTGTCAGCGCCAGCTCGCGCCTTTGCCACCGTGATCTGATCTTCCAGCCCCTTAACCTGCTTGGCGACCTCGACCGAAACGTTCTTGTGTGCGTCGGCCAGACGGGTGACGGCGCCAACCCGCCGTTCCTCGGCTTGCTGCGCCTCTACCGTCATCCGCAACTGCAATTGTATCGCCGCAGTTGCGGCAGTAGCCTGGCCGCCCAGTTCCATCTTGCCGGCGATCCTGGCATCCGCTTGGGCGCGCGCCAGATCGGCGAGCTTGTCCTTGAGATTGTTTATCTGATCGATTTGCGGAATCGTTGAGCGGACAGCGTCGTCAGCCGCTCGAGCGAATTGCGCGAACCGTTGATCGGCTGCAGCCTCGGCGGCTTTTTGGATGCTGGCAGTTAGCGCATCTATGGCGCGTTTGGTCGCCTCTATTGCCTCGGTGTCGCCGCCGCGCATCTCCTGCGCCATGACGCGGCCGGGGTTGATACCACGCCTGCCGCCGCCAGACTGTTGTTCGGCCAATCGCGCCTGCAGAGCAGCCAGCTTGTCCTGATCGCTTGCCGGCGACAACGCCCTGCCGACCGCCGCGTAGGCGTCCGACGCAGCTTTAGAGACGGTGTCCCATGCTCTTGCCCAGATACTCGTCAGCTTCGCAGCCTCGGCAATTTTCGGGCCGAAAGTCTCGAGCAATAGATTCTGTGCTTCCTGCTCCCTGTTCTGCTGCATCAGCGTTCGGATGTATCCCTTCACTCTGCCGTCAACGACGCCATACTGCTTTTCGAGCTCCGCGAGACCTCGCACAGGATCCGCAAGTGCCGCCGCCAATGTCTTTGCGGCATCCGCCGTGCTCACGCCCATCGCTTTCGCAAAATCGTAAGTGATGGCAGTCGCAGACTGGATGTTGTCGTGGTAGATGCGCCCCGTTGCGGCGAACGCGCTTGCTGCCTCCTGTGCTTCGGACGTCGACAGTTTGGTGGCAGAGGCAGCACCCGCGGCAATCTTATTGATCTCGTCGACGGTCACACCGGATGCCGCACCAATCCCGAGCAGCGCGCGCTGGATATCCCGCTGCGATTGGCTCCAAGACGATGCTGCCGCCAACGCGCCCGCACCAATGCCGGCTACGGCGGCCGCCAAGCCGGCAGCAGACGTGGCAAACCGGCCAGCACCGGCCACAGCCTGTGAGAAGAACCCGCCGAGTGTTGAGCGCGATGAAGCAAAAATGTCCGCGATCTGGGTGCCTTGCTGGATTAGCACCATCATCGGCGACTGCCCGCTGGCCAGCGACACGCCGACGTCCTGAATCTGCCGGCTGAAGTTGACCAGCTCGTGCCGCGCCAGGCCGGTGCCTGTCGTCACCTTGTCCAGATTGCCGCGAAAAGTCTGCAGCGCGGCAGTCTGTCGATTGAGTCGCTCGCTCGCCAAGTCGATGAGCCGGCCACGCTCCTCCTCGGTGCCGATGTTCTGCCGCGCCCACCGATCGGCTTGCGCAATCGTGTTCTGATATTGCTGTTGCGCTTTGGTTAGCGGGTCGAGCCGCGCGAACGTGCGCTGCACCTCGTCGTTCGACGCGCGTCTGGTGGCATTTGCCTTCTCATTGGTCGTGGCGAGTTTGGCGGTCGATTCAACAACGGCGTCCGTCGACTTCTTCAGCGCATCGAGTTGCTGCTTGCTGTCGCCGGTCTCCGTCTGGAGAAAGATGACAGCACGTTCGACGGTATCAACCATGTGTGCTCGGTTTCTTCATGTGATCCACGTAGGCCTGCGCGGCGACGGTCTGGCTGGTCCGACCGAGCCATGCGATCGCCTGCAACTCCCAATGCTGCAGCCAGCATCCCGTCAGCTCCGACCACGCCAGGATCTCGGTCCACAGGCATTGCGGCGCGCCGTAGTCGTCATGTGGCACGGCGTCGGTAACTTCGAGGAACGTGTCCCAGAGGTACTCCAGCGGATAGGGGAATTCCGGCACGCCAGCGCCGGGCTGGGCCTCGGCCGGCACGGATGCCGGCGTTGGTGCTGGTGCAGGCAGAACATTCTGTCCTGCCTGCTGCGCGCGCAGTTCGGCCAGCGTGGTTAGCTTACCGGCCTTGGCTATCTGCTCTTTGCCAGAGTCGAGATGCTCGGCCGCAGTGGCCCCGTCAGGGAGTGAACGCCGACGCTTGAACTCGTATTCCGCCCACTCAATCAGCTGCCCGACGAGGCCTTCGAGAAATTTCCCCGATCGTGGACGTACTCCTCAACCTGCTCGCGGATGTGCGGCACTTTCGGGTTGAGATAGAGTTCGCGCACATTCTCTTTGCTGAACGGGAGATCGCTGATCGCCAGATCCCATCCTGAGGTGAGCGCGACAAACAGCTCGATGTCCTCGGCCTCCATCTCCTCCGGCGTGATCTTGCCGCGACCGCGCATGGCCAGCCGCTTGCGCTGGACGCCGCGCCGATGCCGGCGAGCAATGTCGCTGTCTGCCGAGTAGAGTTCGATGTAGGCCGTTCTGTCGTCGCCGTTGCGATACGGCTGGCGGTTCTTGTCCAACACCACCATACGACTCGGCTGCTCGATCTCGATCTCGAACGCCGCAAACTTAGACCCGTTAACTGCTTCCATTGTGACCTCTCCATTTTTATCCCCGACGTGGTGGACCAATGACGATCGCCGGCCAGTTGTCGTGGCCAGCAATCGTCAAGTACTTGAACTTGATGTTCGCGACGTTGCGGTAGCGCTGCTGCAGCGCCCGCGCGGTGCGCTCGTAGATCCTGTTCGGCACTTGAATGACGAACGCTCGGCCAGACTTGGTCTTGCCGATTTCGATCTTGCGCGCGTATGGCACCGGATTGCTGATCACGACCTCTTGGGTCATGACCGTCGGTGCCCGGGCAACTTCACGCCCGTCGACGTAGATAGTATGGGATTTGGCGTAGAGACCAGATCGCACCGGGGAGATGCGCTGCAGGGTCGTGAGCGCCACCTCAACGACCTCGGTCGCATAGCGATACAGATAAACAATCGGCCCAGGCAGAACGACCGTCTCGAGGTTGGTGTTGCCTGGGCGGTTGGCGTAGGCCTCCCACATCGGCCGGTATCCCGTCTTGGCAACAGCGTCCGACAGGATTTTTTCGTTGGTCTCTCGCCCGACACGCAGCAGCAAGGCCCTGCCTTGCTTCTCACATTTGCCCGGCCACGTGATCTGTATTGTGCGTGCGAACGACGCAACTGCCGCCGATGCCATCAGACCGCTGCAGTGTCCGAAAACTGGATCGTGGTCGCCGGCTTGCCGAGCGCTGCTGTGCCTAATTTAAGGGCCTGAAAGGGCATAGTAACAATTTGCGCGCCTTCACCCTCCATGCCGATCGATGCGCCGCCGAACTTCACCCGCGGCATGTAGATTGACAAGGCATCGGACGCGGCCGCACTCGAGGCCAACAGCCAGAGCAGAACTTCGACCTCGGTCTCGTTCACGAAATAATTGACCAGCGTCAGATCCTCGAGCATCGCCGTGAGCTGCCCAGTGACGTTAGCGCGACCGAGAAAAATCTCCGGCACATAGTTTTGCCCAACCACCGGGTCGGCCGCCGGGTTGAGATTGAAGCTCATGTTGGCACCAGTGACGACGCCGAGATTGGAACCGCCGACTCGGATGAGGCCGTTGACCGCCGCGTTCAGGCCAGTGGTCGTCGAAGATGTGGGCGCGGTGAAGAACGGCGAGCTGGCGCCAGTCGCAGTCTCCATATCGCGCCCCATAACGGGGATTTCGATGGTGGCCAGTCCGGTCGCCGGCAGCGCGAGATTGAGGCCGCCAATCCGACATTCAGTGTACAGGCGGTTTACATCGATATCGACGTGATGTGCCTCAATCGCAAATTTACGCGAGACATGACCGGTCGACGGCACGTTCACGGTCTTGCCGATCGACGCCACCGTGAACGTAGTGTCCGCGGCCATATCGGTCGGTGCCGGGTGCACGGTCATGTCGCGGTTGCTGGTGCCGCCGAAGCCGGTGATGATGAAATTCGTTGTGTTGTTGGCTGTCGCGGATAATCCAGTGAAGCGGATCGTCATGCCAACAGTGAGCCCGGATGCCACCGGATCGCCGCCAGCAAACGTGATCGTCTTGGTCGAGGCAACAGCAGCGGCGCTGGTCAGCTCAGTGTTGCTCAGCGAGATGGCTGCAGTCTCGGTACCGCGGCAGACTGCCTCCATGAAGTCCCAATAGGTGCCGCACGACAGCTCGCCGCTCATCGAGCCGGTGACGCGTTTCACACCGTGCCTGAAGTCGGTGATTTGCCTATCGAGCGAGATTTCGGTCGCCTGATAGGTATCCTTCTCGAGGTTGACCGAAAAACTGGTTCGCCGCAGCACCTGCCCGCCAGTCGCGCCAGGATCAACGGTCGAGACCGGCTGGCTATTCGAGCTGATGACGCCAGTGGCGTATTGTTTATAGGTTACTCGGCCTTGCACGCCTTCAGCAAGAGACATGGCGATCTCCTTCAAAGAAAAGCCCGACGCGGCGGGATTGCCGGGCGGGCTCCTTTTTTAGTGGGCGAGAGCGATCAGCCTATCTGATCGAAAAACAAGTCAATCTCAGCGCTGGCGCACCAGTAATTACCGGCCGCAGAATTCACGCCGGCCGGCGTCATCGTCTGACCAGAGACAGTCTCGCGCACATGCGCGCCGAAGCACGAGATGGTGTCGTCGCGATAGCTACGCAGCCGATTGCAAATTGCTTCGGCGTGATCGTCCGCCAGGTCGGCGCCGGTTCCCTGCGGCACGAACACGAACACCTCGACGCGCACGAAGTTGCGCCAGCGGTTGGCGGCGATGCCGTCGCCGAAGCTCGCCGGCCCCAGGCCCGGCCCATCGTTGTCGAAGATCGCGTATGCAAATGGCGTTGGCTCGTCCGGCAAGTCCGTCGTCTGCTGCTCGTTCGACCAGAGGATCGGGATCGTGATGCTGGGATCGGCCAGCCGCGCCTGCACCGCTTGGCGGGCTTGCTTTGCAGTCGCCACGTCAACTCCCCCCTAACCTTTTACCTGAAGCTCTATCCGCACCAGCTCGTCATCGAGATAGAACGGTTTGGGATTCTCGATGTTGCGGATGCGGCCGGCGATCAGACAGTTGTCGCCCTTGCGCGGCACGCGCCGATCCTGATTGGTCGGTGTGGTCGAGGAGTTCGGCCCAGGCCAGCCCTCGCGTGTGATCTCGGTTGGCGAGATGATGACCTTGCTGTCGGTTTGCACGATGCCGCCGACCAGCTCGTCCGGCGCGTATGAGCGCACAAAGGCCCGGACGTGCACGTTTGCCTTGACCCCAATGCCGCCAGCAGCAGTCGTGATCCGCTGCAGCATGACGTCCTGGCCATGCTTGGCGAGCTGGCGATCCAGCATCGCGATTGCGTTGGTCGGCGTCATCGCGCGTTGACATCCACGGACAGCACGGTCGAGCCAGCATAGGTGCCGCTGCTGATGCACTTCACCCGGAAGCGATCACCGAAAATGCCATCGAGCGCCGTGTCGTCCGCGATGGTGCCGTCGCCAGGATTGACCTGGGTGAGCTTGGGCGTGAGTCCGCTGAAGTTCAGCAGCGCGACTTCGCTCGCCTGTTGAAACACGATGCAGGCGATATCGATCGGCACATCGGCGTTGTCGTCGAGCGTTGTCTGCAGATAGCACTTCACGCTGCTGCCGCCGCTGCCATAGATGAATCTGAATTGCGCAGTCATCGCCTGCATGCATTCGAACCCGGTGACCCACTCGCCGACATAGGCCGCGGGCCCGGTGATCGCGAAATCGCCGAGCGACTGCAGTCCGGTTTTCATTTGGCTAGATCCTCAGGCGACCCGCTTGACCGCGGGCGTGGTGGTCCGCGTGTCCCGTGCCGTGGCTTGATCGGGTGCACAGTGATTGCGTCCCGTGGCTGGCGAGGTGCCGGGCCGCGGCTGCGCGCCGCTTCCTGGCACCGGCACCGGAATGATCGGCAGCAGATCGCTCGACGACGTCAGGTGGACCTGAATGATCCCGCGCCCGTCGAAGATCGCGCGGACGTTCTGGTTCTGCCTCGTCGCGATCGACAGGCCGCCAGCGCCGTCCATGCGCACCTGCGCCTGCTGCGCGCGGAAGTGCAGGACGTTGGCGGACAGCGCGCCCGCGCCGCCCAGCACCGCAAGGCCTGGATGCGCCTGCCGATATTGCGTATCGGCCGAGAAATTGCTGTTGGCCGCAAACCGGACGTTGACCGCCAGCGAGGCCACCGTGGCGACCGAGAGCGTGCCGCTGCCGCCGAAGATGATAACGGCCTGCGCCGCCGGCTTGGTGACGTCGGCAACCAGCGCGCCGGCACCGGCAAAGCTCACCGCCGCTCGCATCACTGCGGTCAGCGTCGCCGACACCTGACCAGTGCCGGCAAAGCTCGCCGCCGCTTGGTTGGTGCCGCGCGCGTAGGCCGAGAGCGCGCCGGCTCCAGCAAACGTCGCGAAGGCGAAGAGTGTGCCGGCAACCTCGGCCGTAGCGGAGAGATTGCCGGCACCACCGAAGCGAGCGGCAGCTTGCTGCTGGCTGGAGGTCGTAGCCGACAGACTACCCGCCCCGGCGAACGTCGCGGCCGCAGCCTGACGCAGGCTTTCGTCCGCCGAGAGCGCGCCGGCACCAGCGAACGTCGCCGCAACTTGCTGCGCGAGCCGGGCAGTGACACTGAGCGAGCCGCTGCCGGCGAAGCTCGCAGCTGCACCGAGCTGCAGATCTGCGTCGATCGCCAGCGAGCCGGCACCGGCAAACGTCGCCGCCGCGAACTGCACGGTGCCGCCGGCAACGACCGTGGCGTCGCCAGACAGCGTGCCAGCGCCGCTGAAGGTGACGTTGCCGAATTTGACGGTGGCCGCGAGTACCGAGAGCGAGCCGGCACCGGCGAAGCTCGCCGCGATCGTCTGCCCCAGGCTGGCATCGACGGAGAGCGTGCCGGCGCCGGCAAAACTGACCGCACCGAACTTGATGGTCTGTGCAGTGACCGAGAGCGCGCCGGCCCCGGCGAAGGTGGCGAGCGCCTGCTGGCGCTGCAGAGTGTCGACCGAGAGATTGCCTGCACCTGCGAAGCGGGCCTCGCCCGACCACGCATTGACTGCGCCGGTGATCGTCGCGAATGCCGATAGCGAGCCCGCACCAGCGAAGGTCGCTGCCGCCGGCAACGTACCCTGCACTACTGCCGACAGCGAGCCCGCGCCTTGGTAAGTGGCAGCAGCCGTCTGCCGCAAGCTCTCGTCGGCCGACAGCGTGCCCGCACCGCCAAAGGTGGCCGCGGCGGGGAACTGCAGCACGCCGCGGGCCGAGAGCGCGCCCGCGCCGGCATAACTGACCGCAGCAGCCTGACGCAGGCTCTCGTCAACGGACAACGAGCCCGCGCCAGCAAACGTTGCTGCAGCCAGCTTGTAGACTTGCGCGCTGACCGACAGTGCGCCGGCACCAGCAAACGTTGCTTCACCGCTGTGCGTCGTGAAGCCTTTGACCGCTGTCACCGACAGCGTGCTATCACCAGTGAAGGTGACGGTAACTTGCAGGTTGGCGCTTGCGTAGGCCTGCAGGCTGCCGACGCCGGCATAGGAGGCCGCGGCAACCACTCGCAGGCTGGCGAAAACGGGCAGCGTGCCCAAACCTGCGAACGTCGCCGCGGCCAGCTTCGATTTCTGCGTGTCGACCGAGAGCGAGCTGTCGCCCGCGAAACTCGCCGCCGCAGCCTGCCGCAGGTTCTCGTCAGCCGAGAGCAAGCCGACGCCAGCAAAGGTCGCCGCGCCCTGGTGCACGGCGCCGGCTGCTGTGACAACGGTTGCGTCGGCAGACAGCGTGCCATTGCCGGCAAAGATCGCAGCGCCAGCTTGCCGCAGATTTTCGTCAGCCGAGAGCGAGCCACTACCGGCGAATGTTGCCTCGGCAAACTTTACTACTTGCGCATTAGCCGAGAGGGCGCCACTACCGGCGAACGTAGCAGCCGCAAACTTGTATTTCGCGGTATCTGCAGTGAGTGAGCCAGCACCCGCGAACGTTGCGAGGGCTCGCTGAGTTTGTTGCGTAGCGATCAACAGCGAGCCGGCGCCACCAAGAGTCGCCAGTGCCGCCTTATTGTGCTTGGTATCCGTCGAGAACGAGCCTGTACCCTGGAGGGTCGCCGCCCCCTGCGGCGTGACTACCAAGGCTGGTGTGAACAGCGCGCTCGACGAGCCAGTAGACCAATGATGATCGGCGGTGCTGGTGCCGCCGGCAGATTGAATTTCCCACTCAAGCTGGACGAACAGATACTCGCCGCTCAGCGCGATGGTCGTGCCGGGCGTCCAGGTGATCCGGGTGCAGCCGGTATCGCGGGGGAATGCCCGGCCGGTAACATCGCGAGTTGCGGTGGTGCCGACCAGCGGGACCGTCGTCAGCTCGGTCGCACCCGAGCCGGTGGCGTTGGCCGACTTCCAGATGCGCGCCCGCATGCGACCAGTGCCGGTGCTGGCCGTCGTGATCGCCGTAACATAGAAATCGATGATCCAGTCGCCGGCGGCAAACGTTGCCGTGATCTGGTTCTCGGTGCGGAACGCGTCGTCGGTGCCGAGCGCTGCGGGGGTGAGCTGGGTACTCGCAACGAAGGCCGAGACCTCCGACCCGTAGGTCATCTTCTCGAATGGCGTAGCCGTGCTGACCGTGCCGGTTTTCCAGCCGGTCACCATGACTGCGTCGGCGTTCCACGCGCCGGTCAGCTCCTGCAGTGAGCCGTGCGTCGAGCCAGACGCAGCGGCGTCCTTGAAGATGAATGCCTTCTGGGTGCCGCTATCTGGCCTGATCGCCACCGTGACGCCGGCCCAAGTGCCGGTCGTCCACGACCCAAATGCAGCCGGGGTCTCGGTCCCGTGCGTGACCAAGACCTTGGAGCATGTCCCTTGCCCGATGGAGTTGGTCGTGCCGCTTTGAACGGCCTGGAACGAAGTCTGGTAGCCGGCCGGGAAGGTGATCGCGGCGTCGGTGCTGGTCGACCCAACAGAGAGCAGGATCACCGCATCGTCGGTGACGGTGGTGATTGCCGGCGAGGTCGGGTTGGTGCTGGTGCCGGTAGAGGTTGTTGCTGTTACATCTTCCGGCGTGGTGTTGTCGACGCCGCGAAAGATGTAGGCGTGATACTGGCAAGCATCGGCGGCGTTGCCGTTGCCTTGGCAGACCACCTGGGTCGGTGGCGAGGCACCGCAGACCAGTCGCCACGCCCCGAACGACATGTTGGTCGAGGTGGTGAGCGCAATCTGAGTGTAGGTGCCGTTGGCGGTGTCGGGACCAATATTGGAGGCGGCCCGCGTGAAGTGCCCGCCGACAACGTAGATGACATCGCCCGGCAACAGCGGTGTTTGGAACGTGAGGGTGACATTCGCCCCTGCTGCTGCGCCGCTAGTCTGCGAATGAACTAAGGTTATGTTGGCCACAGGCCCACCTCAAGCCTTTCGCGACCTCGTCAGCTTTGTAGCAGCGTCCTCACATATGCCGCTCGCAGGTGGTGAGGCAATCGTCGACCAGGGCGCGAAAGTCGGCGTTGACGGTGCCGTCGTTCCAGCCCTTCTTGCCCTTCTTGGTGCCGCCGAGCAGATCTCCGGGATGGGTCGAGATGTCGACGATGATGTTGAGATACTCGTTATCTGGCCCGGTAGTCTGGGTGGCAAAGAACGTGTAGCTCGGGCTATGGGCGCCACCGCGCGCA